AATCAGAATCATAAAATACACCAAAAATTGGTTCACCTTGATTGGCATAAAATATTGGATTACTTGTAAATCCAGTATTGTTTCCATAATTTGATTCATCAAAAGGAGCGACTCCAGCTTGAGAATTAGTCGCAATCATTTGAGCATAATCACCATCAATATACGACCGTCTTGAAAAAAATCCGGATACGTTCATCCAATACTTTGACCCAATTATTCTACTCAATATAAAAAAATTAAGTAAAGGGTCAACATCACTAAAACTACTACTATTTAGATTAGTAATATTATACCCATCTAAATCATCAGACATGATAATTTCTTGTAAATATTTTGACCTAGGCCCCAAATCCATAATTGTTGTTGGGAATCTAATATATTTATCGTTTCGAGTTTGACCAGACGATGGATTGTTAATACCTATAAATGCGCCATCTTGTCTTGTGTCACCAGCTAAAAATGGACTTGACCTATAATAAAATTCGTTTGTTCTAGAATGCAATCTTACAGTGTCCTTACAATATCTACTATATGGGTAATTCGCACTAAAAAATACACCGTATTTTGATAAAAATGGATTTGTTGGACTTACTTTTTTAAAATTTGTAAATACTGGCGTAAATTTCCTATCATTTTTAATTGGAAACGCAAATAAAGTACCGTTTATCCAATTATTTCTAAAAACATGTTCAAAAACATTTCGACATGCTGCAAAATTTATAGTTATTCTATTTCTCCATTCAGATAAAAGTATTAAATCATTTGGTAAAGTTTCCAAAACTCTTGTTACCATTACATAACATCCCCCACTCATTATTTTATCGGTTGCTAATTTACCAACTCCGTTATAAAAACAAGTATCGCCTGATGGTTTAACTCCAATCGTATTATTATTAGTTGTATAACAATTTAACGGAACTAACTCATCACAAGTTGTGGTTGAAAGCACATTAGTTAGAACATTATCTTCATCATCGTCTTGTACGGGAACAAAACCAATAGGTGTACTTGGAGTTCCTCCTATTCCAAATGAAAGTCCATCTTTATCAAGTAAATACGCGATAAAATATTGATTAGTGTGTAACGCAAAACTACTATTACCCCCATATGAACTATCTACTTTATTTTCAGTAGTAGATGTTGGTAACCTGTCAGACCTCATAATTAATTTATCAGCGTCTTCAGTTATTTTAATTTCAATAACATTATCTTTATTATATGTTGGAGAATAATAATACCCATCGTAAGCCCATTTACCAACATTATTTAATAAACCTGTTTGATTGTTATAACAACCTAACTCTGTGTTATACTTATTTTTAAGAAACATAACCCCACCACCTTCTAAAAATTCATTTGAATAATACCCTCTATTTAACGGCTCTCTATTAATAAAAACAGAATAATCGTTTTTTATTGAAATCCCAAAAGCTGTATTATCTTTATATGTCACATTAAAACTTGAAGGACTTCCGTAGTTAGTTCCCATATCAAAAATAGGAGTTCCAGTTTGACTATGATATTGATTTGGGAGTAATAATGGCGAAGGAAACTCAGTTTTATTTAAATTAAAAAATTTCATAGTAAAAACACCTTTCAATAGTGTTTGCCAAGAAATAGCAATTTCTTTTGTCATTCTATTAACTTTTAAAATAACATCCCTTGGTGTCCCATTTGCAACACTATCAAACGTCACTTCAATTTGATTAATAGTTTTTAAAGTAATATTTGGCATAAAAATTATACCATAACCAGTATCATATTCATCAATAGATACATTAAATGTTTTATAATATATTTTACCATCACTATTAATCCAACACACAATTAATTCTTTAGAAAGAGGATTAAAATCTAAAGAAAATGATATTACAGTATCCGTTGTTAATATTTCACTACCATTAAAATTAGTTCCAACATTATCTGCACTTGTAGGTCCAAAAGTTTTTATTAAACCTCCATTCATATCAAAAACACTAAAATATAAAGTAGAATCGCTAGTTTTTCTATATCCACAAGCGTAAAGATTTACAATATCATCCATCCCAACACCATATGAACGAATTAAATTAGATTCGTTATATATTGTTATTTTTGTTATATCAACAGGGAATGTAGAAATAGGTAAAAACACACTTCCATTTACGAATGTGTCAGGACTAAGTTGACCTGTGACATATCTTTCAGCTCTATTTATAAACATTAACACTGGAATTCCTTCAGTTAATGCAGTTCCTCCAACAGGCATATCTGAATATGATGGAACAGGAAACATTAAAATAATAGCACTACTTATATAATCCACCTCAATATCAAAATCAATAAATGAACTATTCCCACTATTTTTATTTAAAAAACCAACATCAATAAGACTCTCCCCTAAAAATGACGTATTACTATTAGGAGCAATTTCAAAATTAGAATACCAAAAAGATATGTTAAGTTTATTAAGTGATGGATTACTATAAGAATCTAATTTAACAATTGCAACTTCGTTCCATTTAAAAGGTAAAATTTTAATTTTTGAAATTACAATATCAATATTTGGCGGTCTATCATAATATAATAATTTTGAATTAACTAATAACGTACTTTCATCTCGTATTGTAATTCTAGCAATTGTTGAAGCTCCCGAATATTGTGGTTGTACAGTTGGTACAGTATCCCCGCTATAGGCAACTAAAGAATAACTTTTATGCGAATATAACGAATCTGTAATATACGTATCACCAATACCAAAACCAATATTAGCCCAATAACCACTTGCAACTGCGGTTATTACTGGACCAGATGTTGCACCTGTAATATTTAGAAATCTGGTGTAAGTATTATTATAACTTTGAAGAATTTCTGATGATAGTAACGCTCTATTATAAATTTTTACAATTGACAAATCACCATCCGCAAAATTAGCGGTTGTACCTGTATTTCCTTCCCATCTTCTCATCATTCTTATTTCACCACCTGATTGTGAAATTGCGCTTGAAAATAACGGGGTAACTGTTCCTCCAGATAATCCCCCATTAACATATTGTTTTATTGTCGTACCATCATACGTACCAACAACTTGATACCAAACACCCACAGCTAATTGAGCAGGAATAACACCTGTTGTTTTTTGCCATGCTCCATTATATTTAAATCCTACAGACAGATTATAATTAGATGTTGCATTATTAGTACCAATACTAAAATTTAAAACTGAATTATTATATTGATTTGAAATAATTGAAGTAGTTTTACCGTTCAATGAAGTTGTTAATCTAAACCAAACTTCAACGGTCCAATTAGATAAAGTCCCAATATTAGGTATTCTTGCATATTCAAAAGACGCGTCATCAAATTGTAACATTCCATTATAAGACGATGAATATGTTGGTGAATTAAATAATGTGGCATTATTTGCCCCAATTAAATCATACCATGTACTACCTGTTCCAGGATAAGATGCTAAATTTCCTGAATCAAGTTTAATTAATAACCCAGGGGGTGGTTGAGTTAATGCATGATAAGTACGAACCTTATAATTGTAAGGAACGTTAATATTCATATTACGAGGGTCTGGTTTAACAACGTAACCCCAATTGTTATAATTCCAATTAGGTCCTCCTGTAGTTATCCAAGTTGGATTACAATCAGCACATGGCCAACATGCTCCACTTTCAGCGGTGGTTGGTATTGCTTGGTTAGTACCTGGTATAAATAAATTCAACTCAACTTGACGTTGAAATTCTCTAACAAAATAATTAGATTGGTTAGGTAAACAATTTGTATAACCATTATAATTTTGAATCGCTTGACTAAATGGTGGAGTATCAGTTAAATTATCCGGTTTATAAAAATCATTATTGCTACCTCTTGCTCCAGTTTGGGTAAGTTTATCAAAACTTGAATAATACATTGGTAAATTAGTTGTGTATGAACTAAACGACGCGTTTCCAGAAAATGCAGGTTTAAATCTAAATGAATTGTGATAGAGGGTACTCTCAGCCTCATTTAAATAAATATTAGGGTCTAAATTACTTGAAATACTATGACTAATACTATTAATATTACCTTTTATTGGGTGATTTAAATAATAATCTCCCTCAATTATTAATTGTGAACGTTTCCCCCATTCTTCATCCGTATTATACCCAAATAACCATGATAAATCATATTTGTTTTTTTGTTTTGTTGAATTTGGGTCAACACCTCTAACACATATAACAACGCCTTGTTTTTTACCATCAGAAATTGCACCTAAAGAATTAACTGTGAACGCACTAGATGCTTCATAATCCCACCACCCATACTCCGATTTTAATATTTCAAACTTACTAGAATTGCCTAAGTAACGTTTATTTAGAGTGACTTCTGTTTCGTTAGGATTACACATACCTGAAAACGTCTCATAAGTCATTGCGGTAATAACCATAAAATATTCAATATCAGTAGGAAATTTTGCATACATATCCCCCTGTTCTTGAGGTAAAAGATAATCAACATCTAACTCTCCGCTACCGTTTGGATTCGCATATGTTATATTAATACTAGAATTATTTCCCGTATTAATTGCAGTCCCTGTTACACTAAGGCCCGCAAATTGATTTAACTCACTAAGACCATTTAAATTATTATCCCTTGACTCATTAGGATTTTGAAACGATAATAATTGTCCGGGTTTAAGTTTTTTTAATTGGTCATTATTAAGTAATAAGGTTAACGTATTATCATAATGAAATTTATTAGGTCCCGCATTTAATTCAGAACCAAAAGTAACTTTAATACGGTTAACCCCTAATCCGTGATAATTATTTAAATTTTCATTAAAATATTTTGATTTAAGATTAAACAAATTCATTCTTTCACTTATTGGTAAACTTAATGAAAATGCTACTCTAATATTACTAACAGGGTTTTGTGCTCTTAAACTAAAATAATTATAATCTATATTTTGACCAAATAAATAAGATTGCGGTACTCTTGTTTTAGAACTTACAAGAAAATCATTATCATTTTCCTGTCCAGAAAGAAATGCAGCGACTTTTGTACTTTGAGCTTTATAAAACATTGAAATCGGTGTTGCACCAATAGTAGGGGTACCTCCTGATGTCACAGGAGCAAATAATAATGTTGGCTTAGGAAGATTTGGTATAAACTTAGTGGTATTGTTAAAAATTAAACCTAATGTAATAGGAGCTAAAAAACTATTTTTATTTAATTGTTGAGTTATTAATTTTTGAATCCCTACATTGGGGTCATTTTCAAGTGCGTTTACATTAGTAAACTGAGTTGGTTGACTAGTATTACATTCACAAAACTCACAATCAGGATATGTTAACATTGGAATTGTTTTACCTTGAAACCATAGATACGCTTCTTTTACCTGTTTAGCCCAAGCTTCTAACTTATCAGCAGCGGTATTACACCAAGTAATATATGGCGTATCCTTAAAGGGATACCAACCGTTATCACAAAACGCAACACAGTTTCCTGCAACATTTATTGAACCAATTCCAAATCCTCTTATTGTATCTATTATTTTATTATTTACAAAATCACAAATTTTTCTTAAAATCGCCGCTATAAAATCAAGGACATAACCTATGAACATTCCAAGAATTTTAACAATATAACCTAAAACGTGAAAAACAATTAAAACAACTAATAATATTATATACCCAATAAGAAGTAGAACCCAAAATAACAAATAGATAAAGTCAAACCTATATTGCCCATCGTTTACTGGAAATTTAGTATTTTCACTTGAACATTCAGAATTAAGAACATTTTTAATAGCGATTTTTTGATTTATTGAAAACCCCCCACGATTATAACTGTCCATCATTTGGGAAACAGTATATACTTTATTATAAGTTAACTCATAAAAATAATCATCACATTTAATTGCGACTTCTGGGTCAGGATAATCATTCCAATCAGTACTAAACGAGTATGATTTTTCGGCCAACGCGGCATTTTCACTATAATTTAAAAATTCTGGATTAATCACTTGAATTGCTCCAAAATTTTCAAAAAATGGGTCATTTTCATCAGTCCAATATTCTCTAATATTAGGTACTAAAAAATACCCTCTTTTAATAGACTCAGATAAATTATCACCTTGAGCCCATTTAATTTTAAAACGATATTTTCCTTTAGTAGGGATACCAAATTTTGGGTCTGGAGAAATTATTTGTTCTCCAAATTCATTAGTTATTACATAATCTAAATTCATTGGTACGTCTACTATCCAAGCCCCGTCTCCATCAATCACTTGACCACCTTGTTCTATATCATATAACTCTAACCCCGGATAACCAGTGGTAGGGTCAATATACAAAGTTTGTCTTAAAGCTTGAATAACCCCTGGTCCGGCCATTAAACTACATTGGTCTCCTAAATTTTTTTTTGGTTTACAATTTCTTTTTTGAAAATCTGTTTCATTACCAGTGATTAACGACCCCATGAATATTGAAGTTGGCGTTATTTGAATTTTAGTTTCTTTTGTTAAATCAAAATCAACTCTATTAACCCCCAAATTACAAATTCCAGGTTGTCCCCAAAGTGGTTGTACTTCTACAGATTTATCAAATGAAAAAATTTGTGGTAATTCGTTCAAATTTTCGGAGGCTTTAAATTTAATCCCAGCCACTTGTCCTTCAGTTGCTATACCCATTCTAACTAAATCTTGAGGAGCTAATGAAAACTCTCCAATATCTGATAAATCAACGTCCGCATGAATGGTATAAGTTCCAATTGGAACCCCAAAAATCATAAAATCACCACTAGTGTTTGTTGACGCGCAATATTTATAATATTTATCGTAAACTTGAATTAAGGTTGGAGAAACTAACACATCTTCTCTATCAAAAAAAGTACCTGTTGGACTATGAGCAGAATGTGATTTTTTATATGGTAATAAATTATACCTATAACCATCCGCATTTTGGTCAGTTATTTTTTCATAAGGATATAAATCATAAATTAACGGATTTAACTTATCTTGTTCTGAAACAGGTATGAATAATGACACTTTAACGTTAGGTATTCCATACCCACCATTAATAGTTAATCTACCTACAATAACACCATAGTCAGCACAAGGCCTTGTATAAATTTGTTCTTGTAAAATTTTGAGTGATAAAATTTCTAAATATTCAAAGTCTTGGTCTAACTGAACACTAAGATAACTATCAACACCAACTTTAGTTCTTAATCTGTAAGAATTTGCCATGGATATTATAAAAAATCTTTCAATGATAAATACTTAAGTATCTATTTTCATTAAAAGATAGTCCGATATCTTACAAAATAAATTGTTATGAGAATTTAATATTTGTTAAGTTTTGAACTCTAACATTAATGTCTTTAGTTGGGTATCTAATTTGATAAGTTTGACTTGATTCGGCAAATATAGTATCGCTTATTAATTCAATTTCTTTTGTAACCGAATTTTTATATCTTTGAGATGTTTGTGATGACGAATATAACCCTCCAACTTTATTAAAAAAACTTATATTTGATATAGATATTACCCCATTTTGATTTTGTATGTTTTTTCTAAGTTCTGACACATTTACATTTTGACCCATTTGTCTATTCCCACTAGAAAAGAAATTTGATATTTCATTAGCAATTGATGAAATTACAGCTCCTTGATTTTGAGTATTATCAAGAATAATATCAATTAAAACCTCTAAATCAATAACGTTTGCCGATTCAATTGAAATATAATCATTTATCATTCTATAATTAGATAAATAATTTGCTAAATTACTTTTAAGAGTGTTTGAAACAGTTTCAGTTAACATTCCGCTATCGTCATAAGATAACATTTTTATTTTAATTTTATTATTTTCTTCAGTAATACTTACCTTTGCAGGAGCACCAAATTGTGATGGCATTGTTCTTATTAATGATTCATAATCATTAATTGTTACTGCTCTATTTTGAGCCGAAAAATTATAACTAACTAAATTCCTCACTTCTTCTAAAGTAGGCGTATTAGCCCCACCAATGGCGGCAGTAACGTTAGTACAACCTAACGAATTAACAACACTTGTATTAACAGATGATGACGCTCCGTTAACTGAAAAATTAACAGTACCTATTTGGTTAATAACATTAACCCCAACATTTGTTGAAACTCCCCCACCAATTCTATATTGAATAAATAAAGTGGTATTTGCCTTAAGAGTACTACCTAAAGCAAAATTATTTGAATATTTATATAAATCTAACTTGTACCCATTTCTTGCAAATTCAGCTAATTGTTCATCAGCAGATTGGCTTCCACCTCCAAAAGTCATTTTAAAAAACCCTTCAGGTGTAAACTCAGTAATAAATTTAGTAGAAATTGATATGTATTTTCCAATTTTTATTCCAGGATTGTCCGAAATTTTAGTTGGGTCTTCAACAAAAACTTTATCTTCAATTAACGCTTTTACCTCATACCACCTTCCATCAAGCGTTATAAAATCTTGACTACTAGGTATATTTGCAAATTGTGTTCCATCTTTTAAGATAACACTTGTAATCCCCAAAACATTTTTTTCAGGTAAAAATAATTCAAAAAACGGTTTTACGTCATTTGATGTAATAACTCTTTTAAATACTTTTGTAAGTCCATTTACAACGGTTTCTCGTTTTTTAATCGTATAGTTAAGTAATTTACCATTTTCATCATAATTAGGGATTTTAATTCTATTAGGAAAACCATCACTTCCAGTTGCCGACGTAAAATCAACGTCATATATAGATTCAAATACCTGCCCCGCTCCTATAACTTGAGAACCTCTTCTTAATATTCCACAATAACTTAAATCTTCATTATCTCCAAGAGGTGGTACAGTAATTGAAAAGTCAACTAATGCCACTGAAGGTCTTTGACCTGGTATTTTTAACCCATAGGTTCTAGCGATATTGTAAATTGAGGATGTTTGTTGAGCATATTGTAATACAGTTTCTTGAATACTTCTGTCAATATTAAATTGTAAATTATCGGTTACCGCAGCATTTAAATCCATTAACGCTGAAAATATAGACGCGTCATTAAAATTTTGAATTAAATCAGGGTAGTAAGCTTTAGTAAAATTAATTAACTCTTGTCTTATCCCTTGATAATCTCTCGTTACATATGATATTTTTTTGTTTGCCATTATATTACTAAATATTGATAATTACAAAATCACTAGATGCAAAACTATCGGATGTTACTTGATAGTCAATTCTTATTTTTGCTGTATGTTCTTTTTCTGCAATTCCGGGTACCGTAAATGTTTTTTCTCCGTTAGCATCAATATACGTACCTTTATTTTCTTCACCATCAGACGCTGCCGTAATTGAAATATTTTGTAAAGTTAATTGTGGTAAATATTCACCAACATTTTCCCGTATTTCAAATTCAATTTGTGAAAATGTTTGAGCATCAATAGGTTCAAAAATATATTCATATAATCTAGTTCCAAAATTAGGCATATAATATCTAGTACCTTTTCTTGTTAATAACC